TAACTTTTTTCTGTTATCCTTTTCATAAACTTCTGTTGATCTGTTATAAAATACTTATCATCTTCCTCGATAGTATATAACATTTTAGTAATTTGTGTTGTTATCTTCATATTATTATTTTTTTTGTTTTACTCCTAAAAAATCTGCCCAACCTTTAAAGTCATCTTTATATGCTCTATGTGGTTTCAAAGGTATAAAACCTTCTTTTGTTTCTTTTACTTCTATCTCGTCTCCTTCTTTCCAAGAATCAACGATAGGTTTCTCAAGTGTATAATCTATATAAAAGATAACATCTTCTATTTTTATATAAGCACACCTTTTGTTTATTTGTTTTATATCCATAATTAATGTATTATTGTTTGACTTATTAAATTCATAAGTTTATACTTCCTTGTATATTCCGTATGGTTTGGGTTTATGTATAATTTATATAACCATATATATTGACTTGCTTGTTTTTCTTTGTGTCTTTTTAAATAATTATATAATTTTTGATATTGTTTAATGGTTTCTTTATCCAAATTATAATAAGTGTATCTATTAGCTTTTACTTCTTTTAATAATTCTTTTACTTTCATAATTAAAATATTAATCTTTCTAATCTTTGCATTTGTTTATTAAGTTCAATCCTTTTAGTAGGATCTTTTTCTAAAGCATATGTTAATTTCATATTACTTAGTTTAGTATATAGTATATGTCTGTTAATGTTTTTCATAATGTTATTGTTTATTTGTTATGTTAGGTAAACCATTAAAGGTTTGGTATTCAATGTCTAAATCTAAAGGGACACCGCAATCATAACCTTCACACCTTATATTATTAATGTGATTTAAGTGTCCACAAAAGCTACATTCTATTTGTTTGTTATTCATAATTAATCTTTTATAGTTATAAATACTACTTCATCAAGGTATCTTTTCATATAGTTAATAGTAGCAATGTAATCTCCTCTAAATGTTTTTTCAAGTACATATATGCAGTCATCTAATCTTGCAACCTTAGTTAATAGTTGTGCCATATTAGTTAATTCAAAAGTTGTATGATCATTAACATATATGGTTTTACCTAAATGTTGTATAAATTCACTTGTTAAGTCATTTATAAAATGTGTTTGATCGCTTTCTTTTGCACTGCTTGTATTAATAAAAGCAATTCTTCTTCTTATTATATCTTTTGTTTTTGTCATAATATTTGTTTTAATGTTATACAAATATAAAGCATAAATAATTTAATAAACAAATAATTAACAATAAATCTTTACAATAATATTTTTTATAATCAAAGTGTAAAATAAAATAATATATAAAAGATCATTAAAATATTAGCAGTATGAAAACAAAAAAGAAAATCATATGCAACAAAATTTTATATGGTGGGCAAGGTGGTTTGTAAATAACCTACTGCGTTTAATGATTAGATCGTCAAAGAACCTACTGCGTTTAATGACTAACTATCCAAACAGAATGTATTTTGAATCTATCGGACTTGGAATCCTTTTTACTTTCTCAAGTTTCTTTTTCGTTTATATGTTCACTTTGGTATATGTAGCAATCAAATTCTAAACCTACTGCGTTTAAGAACCTACTGCGTTTAAGAATGTACCTACTATGTTTAAGAATTATCTGATAACATAAACACCTTTGTTGGCGTTAGCTAAGAAGTATTGAATACAATAACGAAGTGAATCTAATTGGTGATTCCATTTATCTACTGGTCTTGTATTTCTTTCGTGCCATACATAATTGTTAAGCTCTTTAACAAGCTCTGTACTATCTGGATCTATTATTAAATCAAAGTCCTGGATAAGAGCTATCCCTGTTAGTATAGACCCACTGCGTTTAATAGTTGGTTTTATGTTACAATATTCTTTCAGCTCTGATATAAGTCTTGGCTCTGCTGAATCACATATGATTAAATCTTCTCCTGCATATCTTCTGTTATTCTCTCCTATCTCTTTTGTTGACATACCTGCTTTAGCATACATTGTCTTAACCCATATCTTTTTACTTTCTTTATGTATTGCAGCTTTTATAAGAACAGTAGGATCTACAGAGAAACCAAAGTCTTGACCATATATAGATTCAGCACCAGTATTAAATAAACCTGTGGACCAATTACTAAAGATAACACCTTCTGCTTTATCCATCCATCCACCAAGTATCTGGTGATTATATCTATCTGGTCTTCTGCGTCTAATATCTTCCAGCTGCAATAGAAATGAATCTGATAAGTTTTCTATGTTATCTTTAAATGTAGTATGTATATAAGTTACATTATCTACAAAGTCATTAGTACCAGGATTAACTCCTTTACCTGCAAAGAATCTTTGATATATCCAATGCTCTTTTGTTGTAGGGTTTAGTATCATCATAACCCTATTAGGTTTAGACTTACTTCTAACTGACTGATCTATCTTATCAAAGTCTTCCTCCTTAATTAATTCTTCTGCCTCATCAAGCACCCAAGTAGTTATCCCACTAATCGACTTTAGTGCAGCAGTTTGATTCCCTGCTGATGTACGGATACCTTTAAATAGTATTGAGCTTCCAGTGCTTATGTTTAAGATTTCATCTTTAGTAATACGAAAATGCTCCATAATGCCCTAGAGTTCTAACTTCTCAAGGAACTCTGGAATAATTGAGTTAGCAGCACTTATCATAGTATAACGAGTGAATAGTATCTTATGACCCTGTTCAAACGTTAGAAAGGCTAAAAAGGTGGTTATAGCGAATGACTTACCACTTCCTCTACCTCCTGTTATAACAAAGTATCTTGAGTCGTTACCTAATGAATTGTATTTATTATTGAGTACTGGCTTCTTCATCATTATCAAGTTCTATTGTATTATCTTCTTCTTGACTACCAGTAAATAGATTCTTAATATTGATATTTACCTTCTGTTGTTTCTCTTCAGGTTTATCAAGTGGCTTACCATATTTATATTCAAAGAGTAATTTAAGATGTGGAAATGATTGTTTAGCTTGTTCGGCTAATGATTCCCAAGCTTCTTCTTCTGATCCGAATACTTTAGCCATTGCGTTAAGTGCATAGATTCCGACCCGTTTTCGTTTGGCATCATTAAGAGCAGCAGAAGATGTGGGTCGTACAACAGGCACGTTTCTAACTCCTGGTTTTCGTCCATTGTTTCTTCGTCCATCATTATCTTTGACATACTTATACTGTTTTGGTTTTCTCCCCATTTTTTTCGTATAAAAACTTATATATATTCCAAATTGCATCTGACCATTCTTTGTCAGAATATATCTTTGTGCCTCTCTTCTTGACACCTTTAAAATCTACCACAAGATTAAACTTAACACACCGACCAATACAACCAGGAAGAGGTTCAGGATAAATCTTATATCCTTTTTCCAAACACCATCTTGCAGCTGCTTGGTTATATAATCCACCATAAGGTGGTAAACTCCATTTCTTGTTGTGTGCATCAATTTCTTCTTTAGACCTCTTGCGTTTCATTTATTAAATCATATTTTCTTTGTAACTCTTGATATTCTTCTACGAGTTTGTTATACTTAATTTTATAATAGTTTTCATCATTAAACTTCTTTAGATCATTTTCATTCTCTTCCAGTAGTTTGTTTCTTATTCTTGTATATACGTTTAAGACTGTATCTTTATGTAAAGCCATTACATCAAAAACAAAGAGTCCGTGTAATACTGATGCGTGATCTCTACCAACAGACTTACCTATACTTAACAGTGTTGAATGAGAAAACTCTCTACATAGTTTAAAGTAAATAGCTCTACCATAAACAAATTCTCTCTTTCTTGTATTTCTTGATATGTTAATACCAAGTTCTTTAGTTACTGCTAACTCAATTTGCGATATACTAATATTCGATTTTTGTGTCATTATCTTCTAATTCTATTTTTATTTCACTATATGTTTTTTCTTCTGCATAGAGAAGAGCTTTCTTAATTCCTGCACAGAGTTCATACATTTCTTTTCTTTCAAACTCATACATATCTTCAATTAGCTCTTCATAAGTTACACCCATTATTAAATCTCTTAATGTTAAGTAATAACTTTTCTCTATCTTTTTTTTATATATATCCTTTTCTAACGTACTCATTTACATTCTTAGTCTTATCATAAAAATAATTTCTATAATTATTACAAGCGATCTCAACTTTCTTCTTACCTCTTTCTAACGCCTCCTCACTACATTCATATATCCCAATCTCACCGCTTCCCTTATCTATAACTAAAAATGTAAAGTTTTGTACATTAAAGAGTTCCATATATATATAGGCCTGTACGTCATAATGCCATTTGTTTCTTGCTGTATATACCCAAGACCCTATATCATTTGTAGTCTTTACATCTACAATTCTATCTGTTGTTAAATAGTCAGCTTTACCACGAAAGGGAAAATCATTTATCTCTCCTATACCAGGAAGTTCTGCTGTACCACCACGAAGTAATTCACTTGCTTCATAGTTAGACTCTAAACACTTTACAAGATATTGAAAGTATGTAAACTCTTTCTTAAGCATTATCTCCATACCTGGATTCTCTGCTTTAGCATCTTTATACTTATTAGTGTTTCTTGAACTTGCATCTACAAATATATATCTCTCTGGTATCTTCTCGTATTCTAATACCAAAGTATGAAATAGTCTGCCCTCTCTCAGTGCAGGAACATTACTATTGTCTTTAGCTAAATAGCTTTTATATTTAACAGGAGATTCATATAAACTTTTTATACTACTTGAAGATAAAGCTGCTTCACCAAGATAACCATAGTAAAAACTATCGTCATCCATTCTGTCTAACAACTCTTTCTTTTCCCATTCCTT